GAGGATTTTTTAATGAGTTGGTTAGCACCAGTAGTAGTAGGAGCATCAGCAGTAGCAGGTATACAACAAGCAGGTAGTATTGGTAAATATACACAAGCTTCTTTTGATAGAAAAGCTAAAGTAGATGAACAAGGAGCTGAAGCTATAGAAAATCAATTAGCAATAGACCTTTCAACATTTGATAAAAAATTTAGAGAGTTAGAAGGAACTACAATCGTTAATACTAATAAGTCAGGAGTGATAGAAGGATCAGGTTCTTCTCAAATTATTAAGTTATCAAATCTTTTTCAAAAAGAAATAGAAAAAAGTAAAATGCGATACAATGCTGATATAGGTAAAGCTCAAGCATTTGAAAATGCAGCTTTCTCTAGGATTGAAGGAACTATTTCAAGACAAAGAGCAAGAATGGAACAAATTAAAATAGCAGGTGATGCTGGAACAAGTTTGTTATCAATGAGAGGATAGTATGGCTATAAAAATACCCACATATATATCTGAAGGAAGAATAACATCAGAGACTGGTAGTGTTGGTAAAGTTCCTAATATATCTCCAACTGAAAATATTTTTAGAGCAACTAAACCTGTTACAGATTTTTTAACAAAAGAATATATAAAAGAAAAAAAATTAGAAGCTGATAATAAAGCATATAAAATATTATCTGATATGTACATTGATCAAAAAGATGACAATGGAAACATTATACAAAAAGGTTTGTTTACTATTCAAAGTGAAACTAAAGAAAATGGAAATCCAACAGATGCCGCTTCTATACATGATCAAGAAGTAAATAGTTTATATAATTATTTTAAAAATAATAAGTTTCAAGGTTTAGATAACTTTACAAAAAAAGCTATTGAAAAAAAATATTATTCAACTGCTGGAATTTTAAAAACAAAAGCTCTTGAAGGATCAAGAACAAAGCAAATTAAAGTATCAAAAGATGTAGATGAAGATTATATTTCTAAAGAAGCTATAACATTAAAAGAAGTTGGACCAGTATATTTAGATATTTATAATAACAAAGTAGCAGAAAAAATAAACGCTAATACTAATTACGATCAAGGTCAAAAGAAAATATTAATTGAAGCTTATCAAAAATTTGGAGTTACTAATCTTGCAGAGGGTATGGCTAAAAATCAACCTTTTGCATTTAAAGAAGCACTTGAAAAAGGTGATTTTGATATGCTAGGCATAGAAGAAAAAACTAAACTTTTAGCAGTAGCAGAAGGAAATATATTAGAAAGTAAATATCAAGTTCTTACAGGTTCTTTAAACTTACCACCTGATGCCGATCCATCTCTCTTAACAATAGCCTATGATGAAATAACTAGAGGCACATTTGGTGGTAATCAAGAATTAGTTAATCTTTACAACTCTTTGTCAATTACTGAAAAAAATAAATTTAAAGAGTATGCAAATAAAAAAGCAAGATCAATGAGAAGTGATATGCAGTTTCAAATTCTTTCGAACAACCAAATTATAAAGAATCAAATAGCTAATGAATCTAAAGAAGTTATTATAGAAATGGATAAAAACAAAGGTATATATACTCAGAAAGTAGAAACATTATTTGGTAATACACCTGAAATTATAGAACAATTTTCTACATTGAATTCAAAAGTTATATCAACACAAGGTGAAACTTTATCAAGTTTTGACACTAATAGTGATATTATAAATTTAATTATAACAGATCAAATCAATCAAGTTACTGATAAATTTAGTTTACCTGGTGAGACTGAGCCAAGATCAATCATAGAAAGATATGAGTCAGGAGTTAATATGCAAGATTTAGTATTTTTAAGTACGATGATTGATGATCAAAATAAAAATCCTAATACCTTTAAAGATATGAAAACATTTTTTGACTTCATTGATTTTTATAAAATGCCTGTTCAAGGTAGTCCTGTATTAAAAAATATTGATCCAGGTTTAGACAATAGACTTAATAATTTTAAATATACAATGTATCAAAGATATGTTGATGGTATTAAAAAAGGTATACCTCCTAAAACTTTAACAGACGCAACTAAAAAAGAATTTATAGGTAAAGATGTTTTAAACTTTATGCCTAATGCTAATCTTTTATTTAAAGAAATTGTAGATCAAATTAAAAAGAATAAAGGTTTTGTTCAAGAAAGAGATGCAAAAAGATTACCTGGTGAATCAGCACAAGACTATTTAAAAAGAATAGGAAAATTATAATGGCTAGTCTTGCTGAACAAAACGAAGCGTTAGTTAAAGGTGGTTTTTCAAATAAAGAAATAGAAAATTGGAAACAAGAAAAAATATTTGAATTAGAACAAGGTGGTTTTGAAACAGAAGAAATCCTTAAAGAGTTTGGTTATCAACCTATTGAGAAAGGACCAATAAAAAAAATATGGGATAACATTATTACTTTAGGTAAGGAAGAAAAAAAATCAACATACGAAAAATTATTAGAAGTAGAAAAGAATGAACCTGATAATATTTCTTTAAAAGAAAAATTAGTAGGTGAAACCTTTGAGTTTGAAAAATATTGGGACAGAGGTTTTAACATGGGTATTATTGATCTTATTCAAAACTATCATCAACTTCCTGGCAATACAGGAACAGGTTTACCTGAAGGTTATATTGCAGAACCTTTTGAAGATACGGGTATCATAGAAAGAAACATACAAAATCTTGCAGTCATTACAAAAGATTTACCTGTGTATTTAACAGGTGCTTTACTGACAAACCTTTTAACTTTTGGTCGAGCAGGTAACACAGGAACTGCGACAGGTACTGGTTTTTTTGCAGGATCAATTAGAGAAACTTATCTAAATATGTTGCAGAAAGGTCAAGTCAATAGTTGGTCAGAGTTTTGGGATATTTATACAAAAGAAGGAGTTAAAGCTGGTGCAAAAGAAGCAATACAATTAGGTTCTGCTGTAGGTTTAGGTGGTTATGGAAAGAAATTTTTATCTAAACTTTTATTAAGAGTTGCTGGATTTGAAGGATCAGGTGCAATCATAGAACAAGAACTACCTAGTAAAGATCAATTAATTGACTCTGCAATTTTATTTGGTGTGTTTGGTTTAGCTGAATCAGGCGGTGCAAAAGTTGTAAATACAATAAAAAAAACAAATAACAATGCTATTGATATTGCTACAGATTACATTGCTGACAAAACAGTAGTCGAAGATTTATCAAGTAAGAATATTGCTATACCTAGATCATACAAAAAACCTGAAACAAGAGTAGTAAAAGAGGATGCTTTTAAAAAAGATATAAAATTAGAAACAGAAGCAGAAAATACTATTTTAAATAAAATTAGATTTGCAAAAGAAGAAATTGCTGAGCCTGGTAAAAAAAACAAATTAGTTCAAGGTTTTATAGATAGATTACATCCTTTGTACAGAATGGTTAAAGAGGTAGATAAAACAAAAAACAGAACTGGAAAATTAAGTGTCTATGAAAGATTTAGAACTTTAGTTGGAATGGAACATAGAGCAGGACACTTTATAGAAGTAGGGACTTTAAATAAAAATTTAGTTCAAAATGGTAAATCTTTTAAAGAGATATTAAAACCTATCGGTAAAGATAAAAAATCATATTTGGAATTTAATACTTACAAAGTTTCAAAGAGAATAGTAGAATTACAAGAAAGAGGAATTGATCATGGCTTTGATATTAAGGCTGCTCGTGAAGTTGTAGCTAATAAAGAATTAGTAAAAAAATATGAAAAAATATCTAAAGAGTTTGATGGTTATAATTTAAGAGTTTTAAGATATGCTAAAGATAAAGGTTTAATTACTGAGGAAGCGTTTGATGCAATAGTTGAAGCAAATAAAAACTATGTTCCTTTTTCAAGAGTTATGGACTCTGTAGCAGGAGAGGTTGGTTATACAAAAAATGTATCAAATCCTTTAAAAAGAATTAAAGGTTCACAAAAAGATGTTATTGATCCGATTGAAACTGTATATAGTAATACTTTTCATATTATAAAATTAGCAGAACGAAATGCTGCTCTAATTGAATTTTTTGACTTTGTTGCAAAGAATCAAAAATCATTTCCTGATATTAAAAAAAGTGCAAGAACAAGACAAATTAAAATAGAAAGAAAAGAACTTGAACAAATATTAGATAGTACATCAGAAAATTTTATATCTGATAAAGCTATAGAAAATTTTAAAGTATTTAGAAAAGAATATTTAGAACCAACAGAAACACAAGTAGGAGTTATTAGAAATGGAAAGTTTGAAGTTTATGAAGTTGGTAAAGAACTTGCTCAAGCGTTAAAAGATTTTGATCCAAAATCATTAGGAGATATTACTAAAATGTTTAGATTAAATGCTCCTGCAAGATGGTTGAGAGCAGGTGCTACAGCATCTCCTGACTTCGTATTTGCAAATATCGCTAGAGATACAGTATCAGCTGCTGTTTTTAGTAAATATGGATTTGTGCCTTTATGGAGTTCATTAGAAGGAGCTATAACTTTAGCTTTAGGTAAATCAGGTTTAAGTAGAAACTCAAAAGAAATTTATAATAAATGGTTACGATCAGGTGGTATGCAATCTACTTTAGTTTCTATTGATAGAAATATATTTGATAAACCAGCATTTGAAATTTTAAATCGTGGACCAATCAGAAATTCTTTAAAAACACCTTTAGAGTATTTAAGATTAATTTCTGAATTTGCAGAAAACATGACGAGAATATCAGAGTTTAGAAGAACATATATAAAATCAAGAAAAAAAGGTATGACAGAAAAAGAAGCTATTGAAAGGGGTGGATTTGAATCAAGAGATGTAACAATCGATTATGCAAAAATGGGTTTATACATGAAAGGATTAAATCAAGTATCTGCTTTTTATAATGCTAGAGCTCAAGGTTATACAAAAATTTATGAAGCCTTTAGAGATAGATTTGGTAGAGCTATGACAATGATTACTGCTTCTATAATATTACCATCAATTTATTTTTGGTTTGCAAACAAAGATAATGAAGTTTACCAAAGACAAGAGGAGTGGGTAAAAACTAATTATTGGATTATTGTTAAAGATGGAGTTCCTTATAGAATATCTAAACCTTTTGATCTTGGTGTGGTTTTTGGTACAGGCACAGAACAACTTTTAGATTGGTTAAACAAAGAACATCCTGATGAACTTAATGATTTTTTATATGATTTTGGAATTTCACAATTAAAAAATTTAAATCCAACACCTACATTTGCAGTGCCATTTTTTGAAGGATTATTTGATATGAGTTTTTTTACAGGAAAACCTTTAGTGCCTGACTACATGGATAAACAGCTATTATCAAAGTATCAATATACGACTTATACATCAGAGGTTGCTAAAGGCATATCAAGAGCAATCAATATAATGGTAGGTGATCATACTAAATTAGATAGTCCAATAGTTATAGATAATTTTATAAGAGCTTGGACTGGTAGTTTAGGTAGATTTGTTATTCAACTAACAGACAAAGGTTTAGTTGAGTTTGGTATTATTGAAGATCCTATAAAACCTACTGACAGTCTAACCATCATACCTGGTATTAGAGCTTTTAATGTAAGAGACCCTAGTGGTGGTTCTGAATTTATAACTGACTTTTACAAAGAATTAAAAAAGATAGAAAAAGAAATTGGTAGTATCATAATTTTAGAGAAAAGAGGTGAGTTTAATGAGGCTCTAAAATTAAGAGAAAAAATTAACATGAAAAACAAAAATGTGTTACAACTACTAAGTATTAAAGATGCTCTTTCAGGTATTAATTATACCATCAGAAATATACACAATACTAAAAAATATACTCCTGATGAAAAAAGAGAGTTAATAGACACTCATTATTTGCTGATGATTAAGACAGCAAAAAGAGGTTTAGACTATATGAATTTAAAGGTTGATAAGGAAAATGAAAGATAATATAGAGGTTTTATGACAGTATCTTCAACTACAGTAAAAAACTCCTACTCAGGTAATGGCTCTACTACAGTTT